CTGCAGTGGAATCGCCTGCTCCTACATTCGTTACATTAATAACAGCCTTTGGAAACTCTACTTTAGTTCCGTCCGGAAACGTCCACTGGAAGTTCTTTTCCACCTTTCTTCCATTCTCAAACGTCAGACCGGCAACCAGATCATTTCCTTCGTCTCCTACGTTTCTCTTTGCTGTGACAGTGATGGTTACACCTTTTCCAGTCATTAACCGGCGCACCCAGCCCTGTGTATCAAATGGTGTCCATTCCTCAATATTGTTATCAAATGCAACTCCAAAAGTCTCGCAATCTGCAATATTGACATAAGACGCCGGGCCTTCGGCTGCAGCTTTGTCAATCTGAAACTGGTTTTCATAACATGGATATACTCCTGTTGCTCCTGCCATATGTTATTCTCCTTTCGCATAAATAAAAGCCGCCTCTATAACCATTTCGTAGATGCCGGAATCATCCGTACCAACATCCTGTATTTCATAGAGCGGCTGAATAAATTTAATTGTTTCATTGTTAATCTTCGCTTCTCTTGTGGTCATCAGAGCCTTAAATAAATCTGTAGCTACCTTTTCTGTATCTCTTGGAGATTTATTCCAATGGATTAGAAGAGTGACGTATTTCGCTCTATAGGACTCTAAAGAGATACCTCCGATAGCAGTCTTATAAGTATGCTGATGTTTACTGTGATAAACCCCAATGGTTTTATCCGGTTTCGCATCCAGCCTTCCCATATAAACCCTTTGAGACTCTGTGATATTCAGAGAAGCAATATAATCTCTTACATCTGCCAGTGTCATATGCCTGTCAGCCTCCTGTAAATATTTTTAAACGCCTCCGCTGCAAAATCAGCCTCTTTTCCACCCGGCAGCCAGTCCGCATACCATTTGCCTTTTGCGTTTGGATTCTCGTCTTTGGAAAAATGGTATTCCGGATGGAAATAAAGCCTGCGGACATACGGTGTACTGGAAACGATGGATACTTTTCCATTTTTGCTGTCCGAATCATCTACAAATGTGCTCTCGTTTTGCAGATTTCCGGTAACAAAAGGAAATACCTGTGCCTGCTCCACTTCTTCGTGAAGCAATTTTGCTGTCTGTTCCAAAGCCGTTACCTGTGCCTGTGTAAGTTGCTTTATTTTCGGCATATTTAACTTTACCTTCGAACTGACCTTAATCATATTAGCAACACCTCCGTAAAATTTACGCTTCCATCCGGATTCCGAGCTTTCATCCCCTGCACAATCTGACGTTTTACTCCCATTATCTCTGCTGTACCAGATGATATTACCGGAATTTCTGGACAAGGGTCATTGCTAATCAAGACTGTGCCGGTAATCTGTATCAGCTTCTTTTCTGCAGTGTAAACCGTTCTTGCCTTGTCCTGGTAATTGCATTTCCCTTTCCAGGTAATTGTCCGAAGTGGTTCGCCGTATACATTCAACCCTTCCTGTTCAAATTCCAGAACAATATCTGTCTTGCACAGCTTTTCCGGCACTAATTTTGGATACCTCATACCATCACCTCAACACTCCGCAGCACAATCCTGTCTGGCATAAGAGTTCATAAATATCCCGGCGTACAGGAATCCCCTTCTGTATCGTTACGTTCCAGGATTCCCCGAACTGCATGGATACTCCATTTATGCTGTACCCCTTTAAAATCATGTCAAAGATCTCCCGGTTTTCATACTCAAACAATGCCTGTCTGCAGCACACTTCTTTTACAATCTCCTGCTGATACTCCGATAAAGAAAAAATTCCCTTACCTACAATGCGATTATAAGTAAGGGAATCTATGTGGCGGGAAGCCTGTTTCAAATATTGTTCCAGTTCTTCATCTGGAACTTCTGCAGTATCCCCGAACATTTTTTCAAAGTCAGCAGCTTTTGCATAAGCTGTATATGCCATATCAGTTACCAGCTTTCTTTGTTGTTTTTCCTGCTGTTTTCGCCTCCGGCTCTTCTACAGTATACCCATGGTCCCGGAACCATTTAATCAGATACGGGTCTTCTGTCTCTCCCACCCCGTTACAAAACGGAACGGAAGCAGACACGCCTGTATACTCCCTGTTCGGGCTATAAACCTTCATTGCCTGCACCTCCCTATTTTACTTTGATACCGCGGAATACTCCCGCCGCCTTTGATGCTTTCAGGGCAATGGCGGCATTCATTTCCACTTCTCCTTTTTTTACCGCTCCGGCTGTAGAGAAATCCGGAAGCCAGGTCTGTACCGGCGCCGCCCCGGCGAACGATACGGCATGAAGCCCATCCATAGCAAGGCGTGCCACATAAAGAGACGTTGTTCCTGCCTCGTCTTCGATTTTTACAACCTCATCATTTGTTCCCGGTTTTGTTTTCATATCAACAAATGGGATTTCGCCATAGCTTTCCACCTGGTTCCCCCAGTTGTCTTTTGTTACCTGATACATACTTGCCCTTCTTGCACACGCCCTTAATTTGGCAATCAGTTTATTATTTCCCATAATACAGGAAGGCGTGCCGTCCAGACCTCCCAGGAATTCATCTAACATATCCAGAAAATACTGGTAGTTCTTTGTTACCATCTCAGATGTAGATAAATCAATGCTTCCACCTTTATTGTATTCTGTGCTGCTGCCTGTCAGGGCTTTGTCCAGTCCATCAAACGCCTTTGAATCTTTTCCTGTATCTCCATTGATAAAGGTATCGTTAAACAGCGCCTGCGCCGCTTTGATCTTCTGAGACTGCTGAAGTTCCACTTCGCTTACGATACCGCCCATATTGGCAATGATACGGTCAATCTCATAAGAACCACCAAACACTTTGATCTCCACGGTATGACGCTCTTTGGTAACTTCCGAAGGTGTGTACTCTTTGTTGATCTCACGGAACTGCGCCGTTGGCTGTGTTTTTAAACGTGTGTAGCTGTAACTTGGTGTGGCGCCGCCGCCCGTAGGGGACACGGCATCGTCAAAGGGGATATGTTCCAGGATCCAGTTTGATTTCTGGAATTCATCGATTACGCCCATCTGCAAATCGTCCTGCACATTCTTTTTTGCTTCTTCTAATGTAATTGCCATTTCTTATTACTCCTTTCCATCGGTTCCCATATTTAATTTTGCTGCAATCGCTTCCTTCATTGTCATACGTCCGCCTTCGTTTCCGTTGTCCTCTCCGGTTTCTTTTCCCCCGATCGGGAAGAACCCTCTTTTTACCGTAGGTTTCTGTTCTGTTTTGAAGAGAAACGGTTTGCTTTCTTTCAGGGCTTTTACCTGTTCGTCCAGACCTGTGATCTTCCCGTCATCTCCCAGAATCAGCTTATTACGATCTAACAGCCCGGCTACCAGCTCACTGTCCTGGGCAGACGCAGCGACAGCCATCTTAATGGCGTTTGTGAGCTTCAGCTCTTTCAGTTCCTTCTGGTGCTCCTGGTCTTTCTGCTGATTCTGCTGCTGGAGCTGTGCAATCTGATTTTTCAGGTCTTCGTTGTCCCCTGCCGCCGTTTTCAGCGTTTCCATCTGCGTCTTGTAATCATTGACAGATGTTTCTAACTGGTTCTTCTGCTGTTCCAACTGGTCGTAGGCGTCTTTTGATACATACCCTTCCAGTTCTTTTTTGGACGCCTCTGCTGCCTTCCCGGCAAGGTTCTTTTCGATACCGAGAGTCTCAAACTGTTCCTGTGTCATTTTTTCTCCTTTCTGGTAGTTTAACGTCATTCCGGACATAAAAATAACACCCGGTTCTTTACCGCGTGCTTTCTCCCATTGCGCCGGCGCAATTATTTAAAAATGAGTATAAAAATACCACCGGTCTTTCTGACTGGTGGTATCAAATAATCTATATTTGCTTAACCGAACAATTATTTGGCAGGCGCACGTTTCTCCTGCATCTCTCAGGGTTTCCCCTTGTCAGTACCATCGGCGTGTGGATCGTGCGAAATTTTCCACCTCAAATAATTGCCCGGGTAAAGCCTATTTATTATACGCTAATTATAGCAATCTTATTCTCTTCTGTAAAGGACATTTTTATTTCTCAGAAGACGATTCCATTCTTTTTCATCTATTTTCATGAATGTTATAATAGAGTTTTTATATTGCGGATTATCATTTGACGTTACTAAGCGCAATACTGTTTTAAATACTTCGTTTTCTTTTCTTATTTCCTTTAGAATTAAAGCAGTATTGGGTTTATTAGCCTCAATAATGTAATCTGGTTTCTTGACAATCTCATCAAAATATGATGCAAACCGTTCGTAATCATTTGGATGCCTGTCTTTGATATGTTGAATCTGATTATCCGTAATAATAACCTCGTCCGTCACAATATCTTTGGTTACACATTTGTAGATTTCTTTGTCAATTTTTCCGACCGTATGCACATCCGCTACCTCTTTCGCTTCTGATACGGATATTATACCAGAATCAATAGCTTTTGCAATCGGTTTTGTCATTAACTCTTTCTGCATTTTCCACTCTTCTCTTCTGGTTTCGTACCGCTTCTGATTCTCCTTATCCAACGAGTTCTCCGCCAATCTCCCAAACCGTTTCTCCTGTCTTTCCGCGTACTGCTGCCGGGCTTCCCTTTTGGCATTCAGACCGATTGCTTCCAATTCTTCCTTCGTCCAGGTGTCGTCTGCTGTGGATATTCCGGGAAAATAAGTCGTGTGGCTGTCTTTGCACCTTGGATGATAAAGACCATAAGCTACTGCCGTGCTCATAAGCGGATAATTCCCATCTTTTTGGCTACCCCCACTCCACACATCATCAATCAATACTTTTCCGCAGAACGGAAGACACTTCGGACAGGGATTGCCACGCTTATTCACAATAACGGTATGGATTCCCCATTCCTGGCGTTTCACACCTTCGCCTTGTAGGTATGCTCTCTTGCAGGCTGTCCGGATTGCCATATCTGCATAATCCGAAAACGTGTGTCT